TTAATAGTTGTTTAAAATATAATTTATATTATATTTTAACTAATTAATAATTTAAGTGAATCGCGGATTATATTATTGTTTTTTTTCTAAAAGTCATACAACAAACAATATAAAAATATAAAAAATATAAAAAATGACACTTGAATTAAAAAAGTTTAATATGAGAGATATTAGTTTTAAAGCAGATGAAAATAAAGGTCCTGTCGTCGTGTTAATTGGTAGACGTGATACCGGTAAAAGTTACCTCGTACGTGATTTATTATTTTATCATCAAGATATTCCGATTGGAACAGTTATATCCGGAACAGAAGCAGGAAATGGATTTTATGGTTCGCATGTACCTAAATTATTTATTCATGATGAATACAATACTGCAATTATTGAAAATATTTTAAAAAGACAAAAAACCGTTTTAAAACAAGTGAAAAAAGAAATGGAACAATATCGAAAATCTACAATTGACCCACGTGCTTTTGTTATTTTAGATGATTGTTTATATGATGCTACCTGGACTAAAGATAAAATGATGCGTTTGTTATTCATGAACGGGCGGCATTGGAAAATTATGTTGATTATTACTATGCAATATCCTTTAGGTATACCACCTAATCTGCGTACAAATATAGATTATGTTTTTATATTACGCGAACCTTATTTAACGAATAGAAAACGTATTTGGGAGAATTATGCAGGTATGTTTCCAACCTTTGAATCTTTTTGTCAAGTCATGGACCAGTGTACTGAAAATTTCGAATGTTTAGTTATTAATAATAATTCCAAATCAAATAAACTTCATGATCAAATATTTTGGTATAAAGCAGAACCTCATGCTGATTTTAAATTAGGTTCAAAAGAGTTTTGGGAATTATCTAAAGATTTCAATTCGGATGATGATGATGGTGCTGATAATTATGATCCGGATAAAACAAAAAAACGTGGCGCAGGACCGAAAATTAATGTGAAAAAATCACGTTGGTAAAAGGGACTGCCGTCCCTTTAAAACCCTGCTAAGGGATTGCCGTCTAGGGGATTGACTCTTAAGTCCTAAAATGAAAGTTTATACCTGTCTTTTTCTTCTAATTTTGTTCTTTTTCCTAAAAAATTAAAATACTTATTTGCCAAAGCGTATTGTTTTGGTTTTTTATTTTTTAATACTTGTAAACGAACATTCATAATCATACCTACTTGCCATATACGTTTATGAGAATATTTTTTGTTTTTATACAATTTTTCTAATTTATCAATAGTATTTTTAACATCTTCTAATGTTGTATATTTTATGTTTATTGTATCTTTCGGATTTTTATCAATATATACATCAAATGATTTTTTAGGATTTTTTGGATTAAATAAAAAACGTTTTTTTGTTTTGTTCATTTTTTTCTTAATTGATTTTTTTGTTTTATTTTTCATATAATTATATTTTATTACCTTAAAATAAAATTTTGAAATTTTGAATTTTTTAACAAAATACTTTAATTACAGACCCAAACATTATCATTCCCATTTACATTTACGTTAGTACATTCGCTATTTCCAAACAAACTATTATACCATACCACAGGATAATAATACCACGACGAAGGATAATAACCTCCACCTCCTCCACCTCCTTCATAATAACGACCTCTTCCATATCCTCTTCCACCATATCCTCTTCCACCATATCCTCTTCCACCATAACCATATCCTCTTCCACCTCTACCTCCACGACCTCCACCACCACGACCACCAAACTCTTCTTTATTATTATTATTATTTACTAAATAACTAAAAAATGGTAATATAACAATAAAAATAAATATTATTGTCCAATAAATATTTTTCATTTATATAATATAATTTTATAATATTTATATAAATTTGCGTCTTTTTTGTTTTTATTGTTTTTATTGTTTTTATTTTACCGTTAAAATTTAAAGTTCTCTATTAAATATAACGCAAATGATTAAAATACAGATTTCGGTTATTAGACCAAACCTAAATAATTACGCCCAATTTTACTCGTAATAAACATACCAATTCCACAACCAATCTGCAAATAGAAGACATTACTTTTTTTTGTACAGCATAATAAAAATACAGATAAAATAATAAAAAGTAAAAAAAAGATCCAAAATAATTGACTAAACGTATCCATTTATATAATGGATATATTAAAATATATAAAATTTAAAGATTTATTTTTTGAATCTGAACGCATGCGCAAATATTCCTACAGCAATAATACCAAGAACCAAACCTGTATGGTAATATACTTGCATTCTTCTATACATTTGCAACCATGCTTTTGTTTGATCTGGAGTTTTAATATAATTTAACATCCAATTCTTTTTAGGTGAAAGAATATAATAAAAATAATTTGTTATGAAACTGGTTGCTAAAACCAAACAAACCATTGACGTGGTCGATAACATTTTGTGTTCTGAATATACATTTACAATAATTATTAAGAGTGAAAGAAGAAAACCAAGAACATATCCTTTATAATAAATTGTGGTTCTTTCATTTGTTATTTGTTCATATATTTTTTGTAAATTTTCTGGAAGTTGTGATTTATATTTTAAGATTATTTGACTCTTTTCAATTGAGTAATTCATATATATCATTCCTATAAGGAAAACAGCAGATATTGAACAACTGATTGTGCAAGGCATCATTTTGTAAAAAAATATTTTTTACTTTTACTATAGTATAATTTAACCAAATATATAAATTTAGTTAAATTATATAAATATAATAGAAAAAAAACAACAAGATATATGCATAGTGTTTTTGCATACTTTTTTCTAAAAAGTAGTTTTTGCATACTTTTTCTAAAAGTAAAAAAGTAGTTTTTGCTTTACTTTTTTCTAAAAAGTAAAAAGTATTTAAAAACCACCAGGGAAACCAACCAAATTAGCACCAATACCAAATCCAGCACCACTACGAGCGCCGACTGCCATACTTGGAAGATAAGTATCTAAAATGCTAAAGGTTGCCGCAGCAGTAATTGCCAATAAACCAATTTCGTCGAGTTTAAGAGAATGTTTAGGAATTGCCCAAGCAGCAATAGCAACCATAATACCTTCCACAAAGTATTTAATAATACGTTTAATCAATTCAGCAAAATCAAATCCACCAAGATAGTTCATTTTTAATACTTTATATATTATACTAAATATAAAGAAAAAAAATATATATATTAATCAAAATATACTTAAAATAAAAATTTAATATTAAATTATAATAGAAAAAAAAATAGAAAATGTCTAAAATCACTTATGAACGACAATTAAATATAGATGGGTCTCAGAATCCTAAATATATTGATATGTTAGATGAAGATAAACCTGTTGCAGGACAAAAATTTGCTTGTATTTCATTTATTTCGCCAGAAAAAATAATTAAACAACGCGAATTATATAATTTTCAACATTTCCTAAAACAATGGGATTTACATAAATCGATGGAAAAATATACCCAGTTTATGAGTTTTTTATCTTTTAAATATTCATTAAATTTCGATAATTTAACTAAAGATTTACAAGAATTCTGTAAAGAAGAAAAAGATAATTTGTTTGCGACAGGCACCATCGAAGATGAATATAAAAATTATTTAGATGTGAATGAGTCACATTTAGAAGAAGGTTTTAATAAAGAACATCAGTTTCAAACTAGCGTACGCGGAATTAAAGTTCGAGGTAGTTATCCTAGTCAACAGGAAGCAGAACTGAGATGTAAAATGTTACGCGAGATTGACCCGAATCATGACGTGTTTGTTGGTCCAGTAGGTATGTGGATGCCATTTCATCCTGAGGCATATAAAACAGGACGTGTTGAATACTTAGAAGATGAACTTAATCAATTGATGCATGAAAAACATAATAATGAACAATTTGCTAAAACTGAATTTGATAAACGCGTGCGTGAAACAAAAGAAAAAGCAATGGAAGATAATAAGAAAAAAGCAATAGCAAGTGGAAATGTTTTATCGCAAACTATTAATGCGGAAGGTAATCTTATAAGTGTGGCAAATATGAATACAACTGAAAAGAATTTACTCGATTCTGCTTCAATTTCTGATATTCGAAAAGAATTATTTGAAGGTGATAATATTGTCATTGATAAAAATACTGACCATGGTATCAGTCGAATTTTAGAAATTAGACCTGAATTGAAAGAAGAATATGAAGCAAATAAAGTCGATGCAGAAGCAAGTTCTTAAATAATAAAATAAATAAACTTGAATAAAATTAAATATTATATTATAATTAATTAATTAATAATATAATGTGAAAAAAGATTTTTAAAACTTTTTAGTTTTGCTCTTTTTAGTTGTTCTTTTTTTTGTTTTTCTCAGTTTATTTTTTCTCTTTTTTAATTTTAGTTTTTTTTGTGTTTTATGTTTTCTTTTATATGTTTTTATTTTACCTGCAGATTGAAGTATCATTTCATTAATTTTATTATTAGTATTATTATTAGTATTTTCATTAAATTTTGTAGTATTAGTTGATTTATTTAAATAATTTTTTATTGCTTCAGTAATATATTCAGGTTCTTTAGTATATTTTTTTTCTTCTTCTTCATCATTATCAAAAAAGACTTTGTATAAATCATTATTAGAATTTTCAGGTTTTTCAATAAATTTAGTATTATTATTACTTACAGTATAATTTTGTTTTGCTCCGCCATTCATTTCAACCTCCTGACTATCTATCAATCTTTGTCTCTCTATCTCTCTCTGTCTCTCTATCTCTCTCTGTCTCTCTATTAAAGAATTAAATTCGTCTATTGTTATTTGACTAAATCCAAATGCGTTATCGGCAATTGGACGAACCGTAAGGTCTACTTTATAATATTTGACATCACAAACAAATGGATTTCTTGGATTAAATACATTATGTCTATTTAACTGATTGAAATAATTATAAGATATAGCAATCTCTCCTGGAAACCGATTATAA